AGTCTTTGTTTTAAATGGTAACTATGAAAATGAGTTTCGTTGGGTTGCTACTGAAGATGTAGTACCTATTAATATTATGATGGAGATTGTAGAAGAAGAAAAAGAACTTGATTTTAAAGTTGGAGATTTTGTAAAAGGAAATACATATAGAAATGAAAATATAAAACTTGCTAAAGTTATAGAAACCTCATCACCATCAATGAGAGTTAGAATTTTAGATCATCCATGTAGTAGTTTAATTGGCGACATTATAGAAGCAAGAAACTTAAAATATATTTATAAAAAGGTGGAGATTAATTAACAATGGCAAAAAAGAAAAGAGTAAGACTTACAAGTCCTGTTGGTATCGCAAAGTATCCGTGGTTGAACAAACCTGACACAAAGTTTGATCCTCAAGGAGTGTTCCGTGTGAGCTTATTGCTTGATCCTAAGGAGCATAAAGAATTCCTTGAAAGATTAGATGCTATGGTGGATCAATCAGTTGCTGAAGCTAAGAAAGAGTTACAAAAGAAAAGACCTCAAGATGTAGCTAAGTTAATTGAAAAACCTGCATATGAAAAAGAATATGACAGCGAAGGTGTAGAAACTGGAATGGTTGAGGTTAAGTTTAAGATGAAACATATTATCAATACTAAGAATGGTGATATGGTATTAACTCCTGATATCTTTGATGCTAAAGGTAAGGTGATAGATCGAAGTGAAGTTAAGATCTTTGGTGGTTCTAAACTAAGAATAAACTTTACTCCTAATCCTTATTATATGGCAAGTACTAAGATGGCTGGAGTTTCTATGCAACTTAATGCTGTACAAGTTATTGAATTAGCAGAACGAGGAGCAGATTCTAGCTTCTATGGTTTTGGTGAAGTTGAAGATGGTTTTGATGCTGATGTATATACTACTGACAGCGAGGAGGATAGTTCATCAGAAGATTATGAAACACCTGACTTTGACGAAGAAGATTTTTAGAAGGGAAGTTATAAAATAATATGGCAAAGAAGAAGAAAACAAGGAACCCTCGGGGGTTTAAACCTGAGGGTTTTCAAGGTTTTAAAAATAAATGTAGAAGTAAATTTGAACTAAGAATAGGCAAACAATTATTTAAACAGAAAGTTCCTTTTGAATACGAAAAGTTAAAACTAAAGTTCCAACAGCCATCGAAGAACAGGACTTATACTCCTGACTTTATACTTCCAAACGGAATTATTATTGAAGCTAAAGGTAGACTTACTGTAAAAGGTAGACAGAAACATGGATGGGTAAAGGATCAACATCCTGACTTAGATATTCGTTTTGTGTTTCAAAGATCTAAGAACCCTATCTATAAAGGAAGTAAGACTACATATGCAGATTGGGCTGATAAGAATGGTTTCAAATGGGCAGAAAAAAGAATACCTACAAGTTGGCTGAAAGAACCGAAGAAAAACATAGCTTTAGGGGAAAAGGTGAGGAGGAAAAACTAAATGACTAAATATATTTCAGTTGTTGAAAAGTTATATAGTCAAGGTTATAGACAACATGAGATAGCTTTAATCTTAGACATATCTCAACCAACAGTAAGTAACATCTTAAATGGAAAATACAACGAGGGGGAATAAATATGAACCACCATAAAGAGGAGGATGGCAAGTTTCTATACCACACTTCTTGTGAAGCTTGTGGATCATCTGATGCTAAGTCTGTATATAGTACAGGTTCAGCTTATTGCTTCAGTTGTCAGACTTGGTTTCCTCCTGAAGATGGTGGTGAAGTTAAGACCACTAAAAGAAGGAGGGTTAAAGGGTTGAAAACAGATATAACTTTCAAAGCTTTAAACAAACGAAAGATCAAGAAAGAAACTTGCAAGAAGTTTGACTATGGATACTCAACAGATAAAGGTGAAGTAGTACAAGTAGCAACCTACCATGATGCGAATGGGAATAGAGTTGCTCAACATTTAAGAACAAAAGATAAACAATTTAGATGGCAAGGAGAAACTGGAAAGATACAATTATTTGGACAACATCTTTGGCAAACTGGAAAGAGATTAGTAATTACTGAAGGTGAGATAGATGCAATGACTATTGCTCAAGTGTTCAACCTTAGGTGGGCTGTCGTTTCTGTTCCGAATGGAGCTCCATCAGCTAAGAAATATATAAAACAAAACTTAGAATTCATAGAAGGTTTTGATGAAGTTGTCTTTGCTTTTGATAATGATCAACAAGGTAGAGATGCTATAGCTGAATGTGCACCATTAGTTAAAACTGGAAAAGCGAGGGTGGCCACATTTGCTCCCTATAAAGATGCTAGTGATATGATGCAGAGTGGTAAAATGGCAGAGATTGCCCCTGCTATATTCAATGCAAAAATATATAGACCTGATGGAATTATTGCAGGTTCAGATATAACTTTAGAATATCTAATGTCAGAAGAAGATGCTGAAGGTTATGAAATTCAATATCCAAAACTAAATAAAATGTTAAAGACCTTGAGAAAGGGAGAGTTAACTACACTTACAGCTGGTACTGGAGCAGGTAAAACTACAATTGCTCGTGAACTAGCTTTTCATCTTTTAAAACAACACGATTTAAAGATTGGATATGTAGCACTTGAAGAAGGTGTAAAGAAATCAGCCTTAGGTTTCATGGCTATAGATCTTGGAGTACCACTTGGAGATTTGTTCCTTGATAAATCTATTGTTGAACCTGAGAAGTTTGAGAAGTCACATAAAGAAATCATAAGCTCAGATAATTTATTCTTTTATGATCACTTTGGTTCTTTAGAATCAGATAACTTAATGGCAAAGATTAAATACCTAGCTTCAGGACTTGATGTAGATTTCATAGTGCTTGACCATATATCAATTGTTGTTTCAGGTATTGAAGGTGGAGATGAACGAAGAACTATAGATAACTTAATGACAAACTTAAGATCTATTGTTGAACATACAGGTGTAGGTTTGCTTCTTATCAGTCACTTAAGAGTGCCTCAAGGACAGAAGTCTGCTCATGAAGAAGGTGGAAGAGTTACTCTTAATCAGCTTAGAGGATCAGGAAGTATCAAACAGTTAAGTGATAATATCATTGCTGTTGAAAGAGATCAACAAGCTGAGAATCCTAATATATCTAACTTAAGAGTGCTGAAGAACAGACTGTTTGGTCTTACAGGACTGGCAGATGTATGTAGATACAACATAGTAACTGGAAGACTGACAGCTTTAGATGAAAAGGAATTGAATGAACATAGACAAGAGGAGGAGAAAAATGAAGCCAAAAACATTTTTGGAGAAAACCCCGAGTTTTAAAAGTATTGGAAAAAACATTGGTGATTTAGTGGCGGAAAAGCAAAAACAATATGGTGACAGTTTTGGTAGATCAGGTGATGTATTAAGAGTTTTATATCCTGATGGAATTAAACCTGATCAGTATGATGAAATGCTTTCAATCACTAGAGTTTTAGATAAGATATTTAGGTTGACTGAAGGTGACCAAGGAGATGAATCAGCTTGGCAAGATATAGCTGGTTATGCCTTACTTGGTGTACGAAAGAAATTAAATAAAAAAGAATATTTAAAAGCATATAAAGACTACTTCGGGTTAAGTGAGAATGAAATGCCTGAAGAACTATAATCCTTTTAGGAGAAGGGAGGAAGGAAGTTTGGTACAATGGACTTTATCATTTTTGACATCGAAACTGATGGACTTGATTTATCCGAGATATCGACCATCCACACAATAAGTTTATATGACAGCAGGGATGGAAAGATAAACACCTATGATTTAGAGGATGTAAAACATGGAATTAAACACCTATCAGAAGTAGATATGATTGTTGGACATAACATTATTGACTATGACATACCAGTAATTCAGAAGTTTCATAGTTTTAAGAAGCCTGAAAAGGTTATAGATACACTTATATTTGCAAGACTTGTTTATCCTGATCTATGGCTTGTAGATCCTAAGTTAGTCAAACAGGGAAGACTTGAGAAAAGACTTCAAGGTAGACACAGCTTGGAAGCTTATGGTCAAAGATTAGGACTTCACAAAGGTGACTATGGTAAAGACACAGACTGGAAACATTGGTCAAAAGAAATGTCAGACTACTGTAGATTAGATGTTAAAGTAACACTTAAATTATTTAAGAAACTTAGTAACAAACCATATGACAAAGAAGCTTTAAGACTTGAACATAATGTAATGACTATTATTAAAAGACAAATGGACAATGGATGTGGTTTTGATGTAGATAAAGCAAAGAAACTATATTCAGAACTTGTAGCTAAATCTAACAAACTTGAGGTAGATCTTATAGATACATTCGGTTCATGGATAGAACCTAAAGGTGATCCATACACAGCTAAAAGAGATAACAGTAGATATGGATATGTAGAAGGAGCTACCTATCAAAAGATAGATTATGTAACCTTTAACCCGAACAGTAGAGTTCATATCTATAAAAGACTGATGGAAAAATATGATTGGAAACCTACAGAATATACTGATGGTGGTCAACCAAAGGTATCTGAATCAGTACTTAAAGAACTTCCTTTTCCTGAAGCTGAGATGTTAGTGGAATCACTTACTCTTGGTAAAAGACTTGGACAGTTAGCTGATGGCAGGAACGGATGGCTTAAGCTAGTTAAAGATGACAATAGAATCTATGGATATGTAAATACAAATGGAACAGTTACAGGAAGAATGACACACAGCTCACCTAACATGGCACAAGTTCCATCTACAGGATCACCTTATGGTGCTGAATGTAGAGAACTATTTGTTCCAAGGAAAGACTGGAAGTTAGTTGGAGCAGATGCTAGTGGTCTAGAGCTTAGATGTTTAGCTCACTATATGGCTAAGTATGATGATGGTAGATATACAAAGATACTTCTTGAAGAAGATATTCATACAGCTAACCAACATTCAGCAGGACTTGATGAAAGATCAGATGCAAAAAGATTTATCTATGCATTCCTTTATGGTGCTGGTGATGAATTACTTGGTGAGATTACAGCTCCTGAAGGTGCTACAACAAGAGAAAAAAGAAAGCACGGAAAGAAACTAAGAAGTAAATTCCTTGAGAAGACTAAAGGTATCCGACAGCTACAAGATACAGTACAGAATGTAGCTAAATTTAGAGGACATCTTATAGGTCTTGATGGAAGAAAGCTTCCTGTTAGAGCTATCTATAGTGCATTGAATGTGTTACTACAGAGTGCTGGAGCTATCATTATGAAGAAAGCTTTAGTACTTATGGATAGAAACATTCAGGAACTTGGTTATAAACCACAAGTGGACTATGAGTTTATGCTTAATGTTCACGATGAAGTGCAGATAGAATGTAGACCTGAGATAGCAGATATTATAGGTCAACAAGCTGTCAAAGGTATTCAACAAGCTGGAGAACATTTTGATTTTAGATGTCCTTTGGATGGAGAATACGATGTTGGAGATAGTTGGAAAGACACACACTAAAAAAGGAGAGGATATAAATGTTTAAAAGAAAAAGTAGGGAGGAAAGCTGAAAATGAGAGAAACAATGGG